GTACGGCCGTCGAAGGTGAACTTGAAGCCCTCCTGGCTGCCCTCGTTGGTGAGGGACGACAGGCGGTTGGTGCGATCGATCTGGTACTGACCGATCTTCTGGGCCTCGTAGTTCAGCCAGACGCCATCCGACGCGATGAGGCAGTCGATGTACTGGCCGTACTTCTCCTTCGCACGGTGGAACCCGCGCAGGTACTGGCGGAGCTTGTGCTCCGTCAGGGTGCCGACGCTGGTCTTGAAGAACGACTTGAACTCCGGGTGGACGTCCACGTCGATCTGGTTGTTCGTGTCGGCATCGCTGCCGAGCAGAACGCCAGAGTTCTTCAGCCAGCTGTTGATGCCGGCGATCCCGTAGCCCTTGCTGTTCGCGAAGGTCACGATGTCCGTGTTCACGATACCCGTGTCGTTCTTGTTGACAACGGTGATCGTCACGAGGTTCTCGACCTCATCGACCGCAGAAACGTACGCGCTGGCACGAGTGCCAGACGTCTGGTTGCGGCGCGTGGCACCGGTGGAGTCGTAGATGTCGACGCGCATGCCGACCGCGTAACGGTCGATGTTGTTCTGGCCGGGGTTGAACGAGAAGACGCTGTTTCCGCCAGCCGTGTCGATCGTGCTGCGGTTGGTGATGGAACCGAGCGAGTAGTTGGTGTTGTCGCTCATGTACCAGTAGTTGCACAGCGTGTGTGCGATCAGGCGAGCGTGACCCTCGAGCTTGGGCGCGAGGATCTCGCCGATGAACGCCGGGGTCGCCTCGGCCTGCATCTCACCCAGGGTGACGAGCAGGTTGGAAACCATGGCCTTCATGCCGATGCCCAGACGGTACGGACGGGCCATAGCGCCATCCGAGGGATCAGGCCAAGTCTGGCTGAGTGCCTGAGTCTGGAGCTTGCTGCCCACGTTCGTCACGCCGCTGCTGTCACCGTACAGGGTGAACTCGGTGTTGGCGTTCATCTCGAGCACGCCAGCCATCGAGCCCATGTAGATCTTGAGGATCTTCATGTCGCGGCCGATGAGGCTGGCCTGACCGACGCCCTGGCTGGTCACGGTGGTGTCACGCCATGCGGGGTCCATGGCGGGAAGGAAGACTTCGATGTTCTTGTTCAGGATCTCCTGGATCCGGTTGCTCTGCTGCGAAAACAGCGAGTTGGCTGGTGCAAACTGTGCTGGCACGGTTGTTGTCTCCGGTCATTGACCGGCTAGAGGCGGAGTTCAGACTTTGCTGTCCCCACCAGCCCCCACGTCGGCGGCAAGTCGGGTAAGCGCGTCTACGTTGAAGTTCCGGACGTCCTTGTCCACGTCGCCCCGGTCCATGCCCTTCTTGAATTCGGGCGGTGCCACGGGCTTCTGCGACTTCAGGACCTCCAGCTCGCCATCTGTTTCCGGCGACCGGCCGAGGCCGTCAATGTCGCCGATGACCGTGCGATAGTTTCCTGCAACAGCCTTGGCTGCCTTCGCAGCCTCGTCCGCGACCCATTCCTCGCTGAACTGCCCGCCAGCCGCATCACGCCGGCCGTAGAGGTTCTTGAGGGTGGCCTCGCGGACCTGCTCCTGCAGAGCTCGCCAGGCACCCGCCGCATGCTCGCGGCCACGGGTCTTGTCGAGCGTTTCAAGCATCTTAACGATGTCAGGGTTCTTGTCAATGCTCTCGACGACCCGGCGATCCATCTCCTCCTTCAGCATCCGGAGGCGGAGGCTCTGTGCCTCGCGCATGGCCTTCTCGGCCTTGGACTCGGCTTCTCGGGTCGACTGCTTGATCATGCGTTCGATCTTCACGGTGTCGTCCTCGTCTCCCTCATCTGACTCCCCACCATCCTCACCCTTCACGTAGTCCTCGGCGTACTGACGGGCCTCCTCGTCGCTGAAGCCAGCGCCCCGCAGGACCTTGTACGCAGCCTCGGCATCCGGGCTCTCACCCTTCATCAACCGGGTGGCGTTCTCCCGGAACTCCTCCAGCTGGCTGATCCTGGTCTGCGCCTCTCTCGCCGCGTTCGCCTGCTTCAGCAGCTCTCCGACCGTGATGACGGTTCCGTCCTCGAGCTCCAGCTCGGTGTCCATCTCCAGATCGTCCGACACGCCCTCGACGGGCTTCTGCTCTTCATCAGCCATTTGCTACTCCTGGGGGTTGTGCCTGGGGACCGATCCGACCTGCGACCCCACCAGCCATCTGGGGGTTGACGATCGCGACATCGTCGGGGTTCGGGACCATGGCGGGAAGGGACTGTCCCATGAACGAGATCAGGGACTCACGGTATGACTTGAACGCGTCCTGCACGGCAGGGCTCGCCAACGTCATGATCGGGTTTGCCATGAACGCGCTGAGCACCCTCAGCTGCAGGTCAGGGCGACAGGTGTGCGGAGTCAGCACGATCTGCTGGGTGTTCTCGCCGTCTCCGTACAGCAGAAGGATGTTGCGGATCACGCTCTCGTAGGCGCTCTTCTCCTCGTCCATCCACAGGGCGAAGTCAAGGCCTTCCTTCATCGCGAACAGCTTCACGCCCTCGGGATCGGTCATTCCCGCCTGCAGCAGACTCATAGCCTCCTGCTTCCGAACGACCTCGCTCTTGGGCGCAGTGTCCTTGACCGTGAATGAGAGCTGGCTGAAGTTCGGGATCGGGTTCTTCTTGAAGCTGACCGTCCCGTCCTCGGGATCGATCACCGCTCCAGCCAGGTCCAGCGTCATCTTGTTGACGGGAATCGCACGCTGGCTCAGCAGCATCTCCCGGCTTGCCTTCGCCACGAGGCTCTTGTACATCCCGCCGAACGCCGCCTGCACACCGCTGGTGGGGTTCGTCATCGCCTTGCTGATCTGCTCATCGAGGAACTGCAGGCCGCTTGCGCTGTCCACGCGACCCTTTTCCGCAAGCAGGTCCTGCACGGGGCTGAGGCTGTCGCTGATCGCCTTCGCAAACTGCGCGACCTTGCCGGGCACGTCGCCGGCGTTGTACGGCTGGATGACCAGCGGCTTGAAGTCGTCGCCGATCAGCGCATCCTTGCTGTAGCTGACGTACCGCAGGCCTTTGCCGATGTCACGCATCATCGCACGTTCGTTCATCGTGCCCTGCGGCATCACCAGCAGGCCGTACTTGTCGATGTCCCGCACATTGTTGAACAGGCTCTTCAGCATCCGCTCCATCTCGCGGACGATGCCGAACATGAGGTCGAACAGTCCTGCACCATGGAACGTGCCGTTGTCCATGAACCGCGCGAACCCGATCGGGCAGTACGTCTCAACTCCCGTCAGGTCACGATCCTCGAGCACGACGTCTCCGCTCGACACGACGTAGCGACTCACGGTTCCGCGAGGCCCGTCCATCCACAGCTCGCGGACCTTGACCACCTCCATCTCACGCCCGTCCGGAACGCCGTTCAGTGCGCCGGTGCTCGCGGAGTTTAGGATGTAGCCATTGCCGGGGCTGTCCGCCGGCTCCTCCATGTCATGGCCCCACTCCCAGCTCCACGCGTCCATCCGCTCCTTGTTCTTCTCGAGCACGCCCTTGCTGAACCGCTCCTGCAGGAACGTCATGGGAACGACCCGCTGGCGGATCATCCCGCGTGCCTTCGTGTGGTCCATGCCCAGGCTCGGGAACGGCATCAGCTCCTTGGGGTGGATCACTTCCAGGTCGCTGGTCAACCCGATGGTGGGGTGGTCCACCATGTGTCCCGTGATGCCGCACGAACCGAGCAGGGCGAACAGGTAGTTGAACTCCCGCTTGACCTTCTCGAGCTGCTGGTCGCTCACGACCGCATCTGCCACCAGCTGCGCAACGCTTCGCTCACGGATGCCCGCAAGGCTCATGCCCTGCCGGAGCGCACGAGGCCGAAGGTCCATGGTGTTCAGGCGAGCCGTGGTCTTGTCCACGATGGACAGGAGCTCCGTGCTCTGGAACTCCATGTTCCCGTCTTCGTCCAGGTAGTACGGAACCACGCGTGCCGTTCGCGGATCGAAGACATCGAACCGACGGAACCCGTTCAGGTAGTACCACGCCAGGATCCAGAGGGTCCGTCGGTACGTCAGCTTCGTGAGCTCTCGCTCGACGTGCTGGTCAATGATGCGACCCAGGAGGTTCTTGTCCTTCGGCAGCGTGTAAGCGTCACTCGCCATTTGTCTTTCGCTTCCTCAGGGACTTCCATCCGGGCGGCATTTCCTCGAACAACTCCACGCCCTTCAGGTTGAAGGTAGTGGTAGGAGTCGGATCGGGGCTGGGCAGCTTCTGGTTGGCGGGGCTTGCCTCCATCCGATCGGACACCTCTTGCCCATAGTAAGACTGGGCAAGCATCTGGAAGTATACGAACGGAATCGTGACGTAAAGGGGATTAGACCCGCGTTCCTCGTTTGCCATTGTCATTCTCCTGGACGCCGCCCATCAGGGCATTGATCGGCATTGAATTGAAATCCATCGCTTCCACGGCAGGGACCCCACCAGCCAAGGGGTCCCGGATGCTTCCGTCCTCGATCATCTGGGCAAAGTCGAGGGCAGCAGACTGCCCGGGGGCCACCTGCCGATCGAGCCGGCCACGGACCACGAACATGCTCATCGCGACCGTGTCGATGAAGTCGTCGTGCTGGAGTCCGCCGCTGTCCGCGTCCGGATTGAACTGCTCGATCTGGTCGAACAGCATCCGCCAAGGCAGGACCCCCCTGCGCCAGACCGGGAACTTGATGAGCCCGTGCTCGAATCGGTAGTGCAGGGCATTGATCTTCGCCGTCTTGTCCAGCGTGCCCACCCGCAGTGGGATGATCCGGGGCGGCGTCTCGCCAGTCACCTCTGCCGCCTTCTGGCGAACCATCGACTCCATCGAGGCGTACAGGCCGAAGGAC